CATTGTTAAGCCTGCTAGGTAAGGCTCATCTTTCAAACTGACTAGTACACAGAAATCGTTTTGGGCATAATTGATTATGCCTTCTTCTCCGTCATACTTGTCCACATATTCTAACACATAAGCCAGGCCACTACAACCTGTGGTTCTTACACCTATGCGAATGCCAACACCTTTGCCTCTGCGTTCCAAATTTTGTTTGATTTTTTTACTGGCTGTGTCTGTTACGATAATCATTTATGGCTGCCTTGATTGCGTCTTCAGCAAGTATTGAACAATGTATCTTGACTGGAGGCAATGCTAGCTCTTCGGCAATTTGGGAATTTTTAAGGTTAACAGCATCATCAATATGCATACCTTTAACCCATTCAGTAACCAATGAACTTGACGCTATTGCTGAACCGCATCCGTATGTCTTGAAACGAGCATCTCTAATAATACCATCTTCATCTACCTTTATCTGTAGTTTCATTACATCACCACAAGCCGGAGCGCCGACCATACCAGTACCCACAGTAGGATCATTCTTATCAAACGATCCTACGTTTCTTGGATTTTCATAATGGTCGATAACCTTATCTGAATAGGCCATTAGTTTGGTACCAATACAATTTTTTGAGTATTGGTCTGGGGGTCAATCATTTGTTGCCAATGGTATCCTGGAGGAGGTGCTTGGACGTAAGGTTGAGGTTGTGTATAAACAATTGGAGGTTGTTCAACAACTACTGTACGAGGTTGGGCGATTTCATAACCAATCACTCCACCAATTACAGCTGGAGCGACCCAACCCATACCATATCCGCCACCGTGATAGCAACAACCGCCACGATATCTAAATCCTTCGTGTGCTTGAGCTGTTGCCGATCCAACTAATGCTAACAATGATAAAGCAAAAACTATCTTTTTCATAATATACTCCTTAGCGTATACTAATATAACGCCTTAGACTAATATTTAGTTGACTTATTTGGCTTCTTTACGAGCATTTTTAACTGCTGTAACGTCGTTGCGTGTTTCTTTACACAATTTAGCCAAATCTTGACAATGTTTACGAACACGAGTACCAGCGGCACCTACTTCTTTGTCATAGAATTTTTCGAAGTCTGATTCCATTGCTTCGATGATTGCAGTGAATTCTGCGTATTTGTTTGTAGCCATTTAATTCTCCTTTAGGCAAGTACCAAGTACTTATACCTAGTGTACAGGGGTTAAAAATAAATGTCTAGTTAATCGGCAAAAACATTTGGACTGCCGGCTGTGATAGCACCGCCGTCTGTACTATCGCCTACTCTGGCTACTCCAATACCGCCTACAAACACATTTCCCGATCCGGCATTTATTGCCGCACTATGGGGTACGCATACCTTGCCACTTTTAATAGTATGGGGAGACGTGGGATTGCCAATGCACTCAATAGGAATGCCATTGGCAAATACTTTGGATCCGGCACCTGTCGGACCAGTTATAGTCGTAGTTGCATCACAACCATGTCCAGTGGTTGTTGGATCGCCTTGTCTTGCTACGGCTGGCATTATGCTAGTTTGATCCCTGTTGTTTGTTCAGTGTAACGATCTGCGGCATCTTTGATAGTAGGTGCTAGAACCATTACTGTACTTCTATTTATAGTAACTTCTGCATCCGGATCTGTGGTAAACAAAAATGGTACTAGACCAATGCCATCTTTGGTTGCTGTCAAACATAATGGTTTCTTAACTCGAACACCTAATACACCGTCTTCGACTAATTTGGCTACAATTTCTTCACCAGCTGTTGTTTTGATTGTAACTACTTCGCCCTCGGCGATACCTTTATTAATTAACATGTTATACCTTTTCAAAATGTTTCTTGAGTTCAGTGAACCCGCCTATATAATTATCGTCTAAAAATATCTGCGGCAAAGTTCTGGCTGTTGGTACTGCTTCTAATAGCTGTTCTTTGGTCCAATCTTCTTGAACATTTCTTTCTTCGAATTCAATGCCTTTCATTTCTAATAAGGCTTTGGCCTGTACACAAAATGGACAGGCATTTTTGCTCCATACCACTGCTTTCATATTCTTTCCTTTTTACTATTATAACGCAGGTAAGGCATCGTAGTCAATACCTTCACTCATTATGCCAATAACGTAATTTGTTGATTCACTTTCTTGTAGTGCTGTTTGTTTTTTACTAGTATCAACATGTTTGTTGAACCACGGAATAGGTGTGCTACGAGGTGCGGCTTGTTGGTACTTAATACCAATATCTTTAAGTGCAGAAACTGCGGTGTAGTCCACAAAGTCTTTAAGAATGTTAGAGTTCAAACCAATTACTGGACCTTTCTTGAACAAGTAGTCTGACCATTCTTTTTCTTCACGTATAACGTCCAGGTATAAGTTATAAACTTCAGCTTCACATTCCAGTTTAGCTTCAGCAAATCTTGAATCTTCTTTGACCACTTGATTGATCAAATAGGCTGTCCAACCTTTGTGTAGCAATTCGTCCTGTAGAATCAAACTGATAATGTTGCCATTACCAATAAAAATCTTGTTTTCTACCATAGCGAGAGAAGTTGCAAATGATACCATGAAGCGGAAGGCTTCGAGGGCGTAACTAGCATTAAGAGCCAACCAAATGGCTTTAATATGTGTTTGTTCATTGATTTTTTCTCCGGCTTCCTTGCGACAGTTGATAACATGAAGGGCATCGTAGTAGTTGCCTACACTGGATGCCATGCTTACAATCTCTTCTGTATCATGGATAGTGTTGAACACATCTTTGGGCACATTATAGATGTTACGGATTATGTGACTGTAGCTCTTGCTGTGGATGTTTGTTTCAAAGAAACCCCAGTTGTACATAAGAGCTTCGACTTCTGGTAAGGAACACACTGGAGTAAATACCTGCGTTGGTCCACGACCTTGAAGACTATCAAGTGCTGTTTGACGTAATAAATTGCTGGTGAAAATATGTTTAATCGCATCGCTCGCATCCTTAAAATCATTAGCGTCTTTACTAAGACTAATCTCTTCGGGTTGCCAGAAGAAGCCTCGGGCTGTCGCTTCAAAGTCTGCAATCTTACGATATTTAGTCTCCTCAAATCTCTGTATTGTGACTGGACCTGCTGGATCCAGAAACATCTTGCGATTCAAATAGTCTGTCTTTGTCTGTAGGTTATATTGTGCTTTTGACATTTATTTTGTTCCTGGGTAAAAAGTTGGACTGTAGTAGTCAATTTTAATTCTGTTATCTTGATAAGTGCAAGATATTTCTTTTCCGTTTTCCATAATAACAGTCATATCATCATACACACAAGTTACTTTGTAATTTATTTCAACTGTATCAGATAAATTCATATTGCTTCCTTTAGTTCTTTCCATTCTACAATTTGCAACTTTCGCATCCCTCTTCGTCGTCAAAATTAATGTGTTCAAGTGGCATATCTGGAGCAATCTCATCATCTGCCTTACTACCTGCTTTATTTACAAGGCTATAATAGAAGGTCTTGATCCCCCACATGTGTGCTTGCATCAAGTTCTTGGCAATCAATGTAGTTGGAACTTTACGATCCGCAAAATGTTTGGGGTTATAAAAAGTATTCACAGAAATAGCCTGGTCCACATAGGCCGCAAGCACTGCCGCTGTCTTTAGGTAACCATCACAGTCTTTCTGTTCCCACATAAGTTGGTACTTGTTTTTAAGTTTATGATATTCAGGAACCACTTGTGTAAATGATCCTGCTTTGCTTTCCTTAGTACTGATCAAACTCATGGGCAACTCAATTCCATTAGTGCTGTTTATAACAACACTACTGCTTTCGACTGGGGCAATGGCCATTAAGGTTGCATTGCGAACTCCATACTGTTTCATATTAGTACGTAAGGTTTCCCAGTCAAGTTCAGGTGTGAAGTCTGCTAGTTCATTAGCACCTTCAGCTCGTAGTTCCCAGGGGAAGATCCCCTGGCCGTAGCGTGTCTGACTACTATGTAAGCACGCCCCGCGTTCTTTGGCCAACTCAACAGTAGCTTCTGTCAAGTAATAGGCTTGATGCTCCATCCAAGATTTAACATCTTGTAGTGCATCCTTTTCTCCATACTTCAATCCACGTTTGGCATGCCAGTAGGCTAGGTTAGTAACACCAATGCCCAGGGGCTGTATTTCATCGTTGGATAACTTGCTCTGGATTGATAGGAAGTCTTGGTAATCAAGAATGTTACATAGGCTACGCTGTAGAATACGGCAAGCACGACGCATGTCTTCTGGATTACGGAAGGCTCCCCAGTTGATGGATCCCAGTGTACATAACGCTATGCGACCTTCAGCGTCATCCAGACGTTTGAAACTTTTTGTAGGCAAAAGGATCTCGCAACATAAATTTGACTGATAGATGGTATGATACTCAGGATCAAACGGACCTTGATTCTGTACGTTGTCGATAAACACTAGATAGATACGACCAGTGTCTGTACGCTCTTTAAGTATGCCTGACTTGAATACTTCTTCTGCGCTCATAACTTTCTTACGTAAGTCTGTACGATTTTCGTAGGCTACATACAGTTCTTCAAATTTCTCTGTGTTACGATAAAAGGCTTCATATAAGTCGGGTACTTCATTCGGATCAAAGAACGTGATATTTTCTTTGTTCTTGAATCGTCTCCAAAAGAATTTGCTAAGGACAACTCCATAGTCCATGTGTCTGACTCGAGTTTCCTCTGTACCTTGGTTGTTCTTAAGAACAATAAGGTCATCAAACTGATGATGCCAAATGGGATAAAATACAGTAGCACTTGCATTACGAATACCTCCTTGACTACAACTGCGCAAATCTCCAAACCACTTTTTCAAGAATGGTATCATACCAGTGTGCATGATCTCGCCGCCACGAATAGGACTACCTAATGGGCGGAGGCGACCAATCTCCAAGCCGATGCCAGCACGTTTACTGGCATACTTGGCCATCATTTCACCGGAAGCAAAAATAGAATCCAAATCATCATCGGATCTAATAAGAACACAAGAGCTAAACTGCTTAGTAGGAGTGCCCAAGCCAGCAAGCACAGGAGTAGCAAGAGTGAATAAGCC